AAACTTGACAACTGAGCGAATGCTGTTATAATAGATATATGATCTTAACTAAAAAGAAGTTTACAAATTCAGTTGAAGAATTAGTGATAGCTAAAAAGTTATCTTACATAGATGCTATAATACATTTTTGTCAACTCAATCATTTAGAACCAGATTCAGTTAAAGGGTTAATAACACCACCTCTAAAAGAGAAGATAAAAGCTGAAGCTATTGATCTAAGATTTTTAAAGAATGAATCAAACGCGAAGTTACCGATATAATAAAATACAATAATAAAATAAGATACAATATAATATGAGACCACAAAAACAAAAACCCTATCAACAAAGAAAACATTTCAATAAGAAAAAAAGACACGACGGACCTCCTCCGTTTGATGTACTACTTAGACAGTTCAAAAAGAAATGTGAGAGAAAGGGTCTTATTCAAGAACTCAGAGAAAGACAATATTACGAAAAACCAGCTCAGAAGAAACAACGTAAAAAGAAAGAAGCTGTTCGTAGAGAAAGACTCAATCAAATAAACAATAATACATTATCAAAACCTAGATTATTTTAATGACAAGTCGTGAAGGATTTGACGCTTACTGTTTGTACTTAGCTATCAATAATCATTTTAATACAGAGTCGTATGACTTCTTTAAGTACAACGGAAAAGTTCCAGTAAAGTTACCAGCATTTCTAAAAAGAAGTGACAAGTATCACTTCGCCAAGTTAGCTAGAGAACATAGAGATGAACTTAAAGATTTTTTAGTAGCTAATCTATCTAAAAAGAAATACTATGTTAGAAGTTTATTAGACAATGAATGTGTAGATAATTACAAAGAGTTTAAGAAAAGAAAACAAAAATTGACATATACAATATCAGAAGAAATGAGATACTTACAAGATAAGTATGAAGAAATCGATAAAGTGTTAGATGTAAATAATGGACAACACCCACCTGTACTCAAAGAATATCTAGGTAAGAATATAACAGCTGAAACAATAATAGCTTTTGATTTAATGTTTGGTGTGTTTGAAGACTATGATGAAATGATACAAGAACAATTCATCTGGCCTCAAAATAAAAAGACATTAACAAAGTTAAAACCTTTCATAGAATATGAAAGAGAAAAATTAAGAATTAACATGAGAGAGATATGGCGACCGACCACAACATAGCTTATATCATCGGTAACGGACCTTCTAGAAAAGGTCTAGACTTAGATACACTAGATGGAACAATCTTTGGTTGTAACGCGTTGTATAGAGATTACCCAGCTGACTATTTGGTATCAGGTGATTCTACTATCATAAAAGAGATTTGTGAATCTGATTATCCGAAAGAACATAAATGTATCTTTCCGGATTTTGATCCTGTTCCAAAAGAATATAAAGAAATGATTCTTATGGGATTCGATCCTTCGTTTAGTGTTAAAGAATCAGATTTAGACAGACACGATAATGTCTGGATATTTGGACTTCAAGATGATATCTCAGAGATCATGGAAGTTCATGTCATTGGAGTAAATCCAGAATGGCTAATAACGAATATGAAAGGTACAGAAGAAGACTCTAGATTTAGTGTCAACTTATTTGCTGGAAGTCAAGCGATGGCTCAGGCTTCTATAATGGGTTATGATGAAGTGTGTCTTGTTGGTTTCGATTCTATATGGAATCATCAAGAAGATACTTATCAGAATATCTATGCTGGTACTAATGCCTATAAAAGAGAGAAAGAAACTTCTCGATTGAGGGTTGGTACTAGTGATCCTAACTCACTATTAGGAACACAAGAAGCACAGATAAAAAAAGTGATTGACAGATTTGAAGATGTCAATTATACTATATATAATGACGGAATTAAAAAACCGTTAACATACGATAGTTTTATATAATGAAATAAGTGGATAAAATAATAAAATAATAAAATTGATAAACAAGGAGATAAAATGTCATTCAATGAATTAAAGAGAAGTCGCGGTGGCTTCGATAAACTACAAACCGCACTAGAGTCCGAAACCTCGGAAAAGAAATCTTATGGAGATGATCGTTTCTGGAAACCTGAACTAGATAAATCTGGTAATGGGTATGCAGTACTTCGTTTTCTACCAGCAGCTAATGGAGAAGAACTTCCATGGGTCCAATATTGGGATCATGGTTTTCAAGGTCCTGGTGGTTGGTTGATTGAGAAATCTTTAACAACTCTAGGTAACGATTGTCCGATTTCAGAGTACAATACTCAACTCTGGAATAGTGGTGATGATGCTCAGAAAGATCAAGCAAGAAAACAAAAACGTAGACTACATTATGTAGCGAATGTTCTTGTTGTCTCAGATCCGACTCATCGTGAACATGAAGGTAAAGTAATGCTTTATCGTTTCGGTAAAAAAATCTTTGAGAAAGTCAAAGACGTAATGCAACCTCAGTTCGAAGATGAAAAACCTATCAATCCGTTTGATATGTGGGAAGGTGCTGACTTTAAACTTAAAGTTAGAAAAGTAGATGGATATTGGAACTATGATAAATCAGAGTTCGCGAATCCTGCTCCGATCTCAGAAGATGATTCTGTATTGGAAACTCTATACAACAAACAACATTCTTTAGCAGAACTAATAGCTCCAGATCAATTCAAATCTTATGATGATCTGAAAGCTCAATTAAATCGTGCTTTAGGGTTGGGTGGTGTAGAAGTATCTACAGCGACAGCAGAGACAATAGCAGATGATAATACATCAGCTTCTTCTGCAACAGCGAAAGAGACACCTTGGGCTGACTCACCAACACCAGTAAGTAATTCAGAAGATAGTAGTGATACCACTATTAGTTATTTTGAAAAACTAGCTAACGATCAGTAAGATTGTTATAAATACTAGTACTTAATCAAGTCGAATAAGGGAAGTGACCTTCGTGTCAGGTCATGGACTAGCTCGAGTTCAGAGTTAGTGGGGTGGTTAAGATTGGGGAATCTTGACATTCAATGAGGAAAGATATCTAAGCGGCAGGAGATATCGGTATTAGAGGCGGGACAGAGGGGCCATCTTTTACACCATTTATTCTATTGGGCTAACGCCATATTACTAGCATTCGTATCTAACGGAGTTGTTCCCGCTGGCATAAACGTAGTAGACTTACTACCTTCATTAACTGTATTAGCGTTGTTTTGTACTATAGTTGTAGCTCTTTCCATTGTGTTATTAGCTTTTCTATCAGCTAAGTCTGATTCTCTAGCAGCGAACTCAGCAGCTTGGTTAGCTTTCTCTACTTCAAAGGCAGCTTGTTCTTCATCAACCTTTTGTCTCATAGCACCAGCACCAATGTCTACAGGATCTAAGTCATATCTCTCACCAGGTATCAGTACATTAATACCTCTGATAACAGCATTAATACCGTTCTCTATACCTGAATAGATTGACGCGAATAATGATTTAATAGATAACCATATACCTTTAAATGTATTACTAATAAAACTTACAGCTTTATCTTTCCATATACCTAATCCAGCCATGGCTATAGAGAAACCTTCTTTGATCATTTCCCACTTAGCCATAATAAAATCTTTGTTCTCTATGAACTTATCTCTTAGATACATAGCTCCGAATATTATAGCCGCTACTGCTAAACCGATTAGAATTACAGGTGCTAACAATGTTAGACCTGATAAAAGAATTGTAGCTGCTGATGCTATTAGACCACCGACTAAACTAGCTACTGAAAAAACCATTCTCTTAGCACCAGATAATAATGATTTAGCTGATGTCATAAAAGATCCACTAAGAGATATCATACTACTCTTTAACGCCGTACCAGCTTTCTTGAGAGTTTGAATCGGATTCATTATACCATTACCTATAGCTTTTAGACTTTCACCTGTCTTAGCTAGTCTTTCTTGAGTAGCTTCATTCATCTTAGTTAAGAAAGATTTATTCTCATTAAATCTCATATCTTTACTACCGTCAGCTTTTAATTTGGGTGTTTTTTTATCTTCACTACTACCTTCATCAGTTGATGATTTTTGACCAACGAATGGAACAAAAGATGATAACTTTTCTTTGAAGTTTTCCAAAGTCTTTGTCATATCAAGTTTACCGTCTTCACTAACACCGATCAGACCACTAATTGTTTTTCCAAAGATTCCACTATTTTTAATATTGAGTAACAAGAATTGACCTAGAGTAGATGCTATAGCTGTAACAATAGCAATGACTGATTTAACACCTGGTGCTTCAGCTATTAAACTCATACTACCTGTTATCTGTTTGAAGTCATCTTTAAGAGCGTCACCTAATTTACTAGCATTACTTTTAAGAACATTTCCCAACTGTTCAAACTTAGTCATAGATTCTAATCTTTGTTTACGAGCTACATCTTCAGCAGCTTTGTCTTGAGCGACTTTAGCTTGATCTGATTTATCTTTTTCTATTTTAGCTGTAGCTTCTTCTTCGGCAGCCTTAACGAATTGTGTTTTTAAATCGTCTGTTCCCAACACCATGTTTTTGAGATGTTGAACTAGACTTTGATGTTCACTAGTAGCTTGTTTATTCGTGTAAGCTTCTTGTTGAATCTTAGCTAGTATATTATCAGCTATAGTTACTTCTGCCATTTATCTATCTCTTAGTTTTTGTTGTTATCAGAATCATGTTCTTTAGCTGCACTATTTACATATAGTCCAAACCATGCTGCTCCAGCACCAACAAGAATTGATATTAATCCTGATTGTTCCATTGATGGATCAGGTAAGTCTAAGAACCACATCACTACATAATAGATTAAGAATATGTAAACACTTAAAAATGCTCTTGGCCATATTCTCCATGCATCAACAGCCTTAGCTAGAAATATAAATCTCTGCCAAGGATTTGCTCTATCGTTGTGAGTTAGTTCGAAGATTTCTTGTTTTAACGCATTGTTTTCAGTAACCATTTCCATGAATTTACTTAAGTCTATTTCAACTTCATTCCGACTCATGTCACCACTGAACTTTTCTCTATCTTCACCCATATCTATTTCCTCATTTTAGCTTCTTGAGCTTTTTGTCTTTGTTCTTCTTCTTCTAAATGTTTCATTAGAAGTTGAACATATACTTCCCTCTCCCAAGGTATCATATTGTCTAGTTCTGTT